TCACCTTGAAACTCTATAGGCTCAATTTTAAGAGGGGAGATAGCTGCAGATACACAGTCTGGGAGAGATTCGACCAGCCTATTATAATATTCAATAGCTGTGTCAATGTCTACTGAGAAATCATCTGGTTCGTCAGAGTTAGTAAGTGTTTCTAATCTTGCAACCAGAAGTTTATAGATTGATAAGTCATCTTTTACCGACTGAATACTTTGGAGATCAATAAGATCAATAAGTGGTTCGAACAAACCAGAAAGAGGTGGCATGTTAAGTGTTGGATCATCAATATTAACTTTAATTACAAAAGTTCTTTCTGGATCCAACTCTTGCCAACGAAGAGTATTGTCACTTTGAAAGGAATTGTATTTAGAATTAAATTCAGAATCCCAGTATTCTAAGTCGGCAGTATGACTTCTGAAATAACTGAAATCAAAGGCACAATTAAGAGTGCCATCATAATTGACAGAAGATACTTTACAATAATCTCCATCAAGAGGGTAAATGAAGAATCCAGAATCATCTTCATATGTATAACCATAAAATGTATCTTCACGCCATGCAATCAATAGGCATTTTAAAATCTCTGACTGCATATTCATCTTATCAAGTTGTACTAAAGTATTAAAATAACTAGTCTTTATTTTTTCATCGTCATGTGCATCCTCAGTAAAATCTATCTGAGGTATAACATTAAGAGCTGTTAAATCTACCATTTCTGCCTGATAGGAGATAAGTCTTCTGTAATTATGAGAAACTCTATATAAGAATCTGCTCAAATTACGAAGGTTAGATTCATTGGTTTTAGGGTTTTGCATATATTGACGTAATTTATCTTTACTAAATACAGTAAATGTTCTTGTTTCTGTTTTAGTTAAATCAATAAGCTGCACAGCCTGTTTCACCTGAGCAAATTTCTCTTGTAATGCTTGTTGTTTAAGAGCATAATTTTTTATCTCTTGAGTTGTTTTTTCTTCTTTAATAGCCAATGTCTCACCTCCTAACTAAACATTTTTCTTACTACACCTTTACGAATAGGCATAGCAGCAGCTATATTTTCTTTTTTTGGACGTTTCTTATTTTTAATATGTTCTCTACGAAGTTCTGAGAGGCCGAAGGCTAGTAAAGCAAAGCAATAAGCTCTATCATCGTGTAGTTTATTGATTTTTTCTGTAGATAGGTCAAAGCCATCTTTACCAGAATCTCTTTTCTTTCTTACCATGTTTACGCTTATGTATTTAACTTTTTATTTTTCAACTTTTTCCCAATGTAATTTTTGATTTGTGTCTCTATATTTCCCAGCAGATTTTCTTTCTCCATTCAAACATTTTGCTATATTACTTCTGTGAGTATTTGCATATTTGGCAGCATCAGCTATCGTTTGAAATGTCATATTCAACTCTGGACAAAAAACTGAAATATTCAGGGGATTATTATCTTTTCTTTTTTTTAATGTTTCTGGACTTCTTTTAATACCAGTCAGAGTTTTACTAATTTTATCTTTAGTTTCTTCAGATAAAACCTTACCTGTATTGCGTTCTTTTTGCTTAGCAATAAACTCTTTTGAATGAACAGGTGGTTTATGTCCTTTAAGACTTTCCGAAATTTTTTGTTTATGCTCTTTTGTTAAGGGCTTATTTTTATGAGCTTCGCACATTTTCTTTTTGGTCTCTTCTGAAAAAACAACACCAGAATTACCTAACTGTCCACCAGGTTGTATGTTATATCCAAAGTTTTTATTTTGTGTATTGTATTTTTTAATTAGTTCTACTTCATGTTCACATTCTTCCTCACATGATAGATTTTCATACAAAATTATATGCTCGAAATTGTTCCAACCATATTTTTGAATTGCATTGCTAAAAGCTGGTTGCTTATTGTTAGTATATCCAGAGCCATTATTTCCCCAACGTTTATTTACGGGCACTTTTGTTATTCCTATATATTTTTTATCATTATATTTATTAACATGCATATAAACGGTATAGTTATTATTTTCTATATGTATACCTCTTTTCTATAAAAGTTAGTTGAAAAATAAAAATAGGACGCTACTCCTTGTTGCTGTAAAAACAGCCACTTTTTTTCAAAAGTGAATAGACTATATCTTCATCCATCCATAACTGGATGTCCACCACTTCGAACTACCAATCGCTTGTAGTTCTACTTCTCTTACGAGAATAGTCGTTGAAGTTTTTCCTATTCGGAACTTACCTGCTGATTGCCCATTAAAAAAGAGCAGGGGATTTGACCTCGCTCTCATACAATTAATTTTTTCTACTTTCGTAACCATCACGCTTGAGTCTATTTCATCTCTACGTTGTGGTTTAATTGTCTTTAGGGTTTTCCAGCAATTCAATGGATTTATTTATGAATGAGTTACCTCAAACCGAACCTGTAATCAAGCTCCTCTTTTAAACTATCAATCTGCACAAGACCAAGTTCCTCATCAGGAGATAGTTTATAAATTTTAGTTGAAGCCAAATTTCTTTCTTGAAGTTCTTCTTCAACTAAACGATCTAATTCACCTTTAGACATAGATTTATCTTTATACTTAGCAATTAAATCTTTTTTTGCTTTTGCCATTTCTTTTTCGTCTATATCTAGCATTGTTAAATATCCTTTATTATCATACTCAGCAGTGAAATCTATGAGATCAAGTCTCATCATTTCAATAGCAGCTTCATAGATAATAGATTTATACATAGTAGGCGGTAATAATTTAATTTTATCTACAGCATTAGGAAATTTTTTGACATAATCAGACGACTGTTCTTTATCTATAAGACCTCTATGTAAATATTTCTGTTCACCTTCATGTCCTTCTTCATACCAATCTTCCATAAGATAATCTGCAATATTAACACCGGCACCACCAGAACCAGCATCTATAAAGATATTACTTATGTTTATATAGTCATCGACTCCATCACCGTTATAGTCAAGGATCAATTGTTTCAGTTTCTTGACCTGTTCAGGTGTACGCATAGGAGTCTTGTTCTTTTTACTAAGATCCATAAAATTAATACCATTAGCAATACGCATTCTCCAATTGTCTGAAGAATCTTTATAATATTCTCCAACAAGGACAAAAGAGTTATCCATAGATCTAGCTGGATCATATGCTAAGGCAAAAAGTCTGTCTTTTGTATCATTAAACATAATTGGGGGACGGATAGTAGAATTTTTTACTATCATAGAACGTTTGAAGATGGCATCTGCACCGCCATCAGAAGTGAATATATTGTAATACTCACGAAGAGCTTTTTCTTTATTTTCACGCATTGCATTGTCAACCTTTTCTTTGGTTAACAGAGATGCTGGATAAATCTTACCTCTATATGTAGCATTAAACATAATCTCACAGTTGATGTCTGCCACAAAATGGTCTTTGGAACCCCATATCATAGCTTTACTGTATTCTTTATACTTTTTATAGAAATAAGAATCAGTAGTACTAGCACTTGAAGTGTAGAGTAATTGGTTAGGCAATTCTTTAGGAAGAGTAGTTACATTTACACTTCCACCCATTTTAAAGTTCTTATCCTGAGCTGTATATGGCTCAATAACCTGAAATACTTCTTCATCCAGGAAACCAGATTCATCAAAACAAACTGCTTCAGCTCTTTTCATATGTTATCTTAGAAGCTTTTTATCTTCTAATTCTTATAATTGTATTTCTTATAAGTTCGGCATACCTTTTCATCCTTAGTAAGGAGATGGGGACTCTTGGAGAAATTATATTCTGTTTTCACAGGTTCATTCTCTATGCTCTGCCTGTGACTGTACTTTTAAATACAGCCTTCCAGTCTGGTTCGCATTTCAGCACTTCCAGTTTTCTTTCCCATTTGACTTTCGTAATTTATTGTTACCAATAAACGAGGCAATTGAGCTGATTAATTATTTGTTTACCTCTTTTTGCGTTGACGTTACTGTTAAGTGTTTTAACGAAGCTACCATTATATAATCTATAAGTAAAACCTGCAGGATTTCTTATAAAACCATCATTATTGGTCATATTAATGACAACTTCATTCCTAAATACATCAGTTAATCCAGTGAATGACTCAATTTCATTTTTAGCGATAGATACAATCTTTTCAAAAGTTTCTATGGACTGGTCACTGGTGCCAGCACATATGTAGCATCTACAGTTATTAAGAAGCATACCTCTTGTCATGTAATATAAAGCCAAGAGGGTACTCTTGCCATAGTTTCTGGTACATAACCATAGAGCATACATCTTATCCCAAGAATTCATAAATGTATAGGTCTGCACGTCAAGAAGATCAACACCTATGAATCTTTCCATAAATTTAGTTGGATTCCTTAATCCCCATTGTTTAATTTCAGAAAGTTTCTGCATTCCTTCCATTTTACGCTGAGAAATAATTTCTTCCGTAGGCTTAACAAAAATAGTAGGTGTGTCTGGAACCCAAATACCAGAATCAGTCTGTTTCATTCCACAATCACCTCATCATTTTCATCAATCAATTTCTTATCTCTGAGGAAATTTTTTAGATCATCATTCTCTCTACGAAGGATACGTGCTTCTTCAACCGCAGCATCACATTTATTTTCTAATTCCA